GTATTGCTACCCATGTTTCCTATGACTGCTTCTCCTGTATTTATACCAATCCCTATTGATACGCCTACATCCGATTCGGCAAATTGTTTTTGTATTTCTTTTGCACACTCTACGGCTGCTTGTTCGTGATTTTGCAAATCTATAGGTGCGTTAAATATGGCCATCATTGCATCGCCTATGTATTTATCCACCATACCTTCGTACTTTTTAACTGCGTCTGATTGAATAGTAAGAGCTTGATTCATAATTTGAGTCACTTGTTCGGGATCCATGTGTTCGCTCATCGCAGTAAAACCACGTACATCAGTAAATAAAAAGGTACATCTTTTCTTTTCTCCACCTAGTTTTAAAAGACTGGGATCAGATTGCAAAGCTTTGACTTGTCTTGGATCAAGATAGTGTTCAAATTGTTTTTTAATCTGTTGTCGCAACTTATATTGTTCTCTGAACTTTAGATAATAAGATACGCTACCAACAATAAATTGACTTATAAGGGTCCAAGTCACGTCAATCAACACACCACTTTTGATGGTGTAAATGCCGCTAATCGCAACTACAACCAAGCTTGTAGATATACCTATCAAACCTACAGTCATACTTAGTTTTTGTGTTAGATACCAAGCAAGCAAAATAAATATGGTGAATATCAAAAGCTCTGACGCTAAATGCCACTCGGGTATTTTTGGAGAATTTGGCAATAAAATGGATTCAGCTAAAGCAGCTTGTAAATGATGAGGATTCATCAGACCGTTGGGTGTAGGCACCTGCGGTAAAATGCCCCCTCCACTTGTGCCAATAATTACATATTTATCTTGAGCTAGTGAGATATCACTCAAATTTATAATAGGAGTATCTACGTAGCTTACCCATTTACGCATCAATGGATCTACAGATATAGGTGGTAGTGATGGTACTCTAATTTCACCATCAGTCATATTTATAATGTATGTATCTTGACCTGTAAGTTGTTTGAGTATTTCTATTGCAAAGCTTGGCGCAAACCCATCAGCAGTTCGCAACAGTAACGGTATTTGTCTTACTAAACCATCCACATCTGTAGGTGCTGACGCGACGCCTTGAGATGCGTTATTCTTGAGTATCTCTATATTTTCTATGACGCCTCTGGCTTGATAACCACCTCCCGTATCCTCACCCAGAATAACTGTACCTACCGTTGGCGGATAACTTTCGTTATTGTTTTCAAACATCGCCAATACAGAAGGGCCGTAGCTGAGAGCTTCAGAAAACGCTACATCTCCACCCATTCTATCTGGCTGCGGAAACGTAAATGCCCAGGCTTGTCCAAAACTGCCAGCCTCTAAAAGATCTATTTGTATTTCAGCCAAACGCTGACGCGGCAAAGGCCAACCTCCCTCTTTTTCTATGTCTTCTTCGTTAATATCAAGAATTACAAAATTACCTGTAGGCTCTTGTTTTGCAACAAAAGTGTCAAAAGTTTTTAATTTGAGTATCTCAAGAGGTGTAAATTGTAAAGCTAGTGGCGTCATCAAAAGCGCAAAAAGTATTGGTAATGTATATTTTTTCATCAGCTACCTTGTTTTATGGTAATTGTATTAGAAGATCCACCATTTACTTTAACTACATTTTCTACGCCATTTTGAAAAAGAATTAGCGTATAGGCACTTGATCCGTCCAAATCCAATCTAAAAGTATCGCCTACCGATCTACGTACACTTACAACTTGACCAGTAATTATAGTTGTAATTTGAGTATCTTTATCTTGACCTATATCCGTACCAGCGATTGTAATACCTGTAGCAAGTTTACTTAATTGGTCTTCTTCTTCGTCAACAGCTAAAGCGTCAATAATATTTAAAAGGTCTTCAAGAAAGTTTACATCTAAGTAATTGATATCTAATTCAGTAAACTCCAGATCTGCTTCATTATCTAAAAAATCTTCTGCTAAAAAATCTATATCTAAATCTGCAAAATCTAAATAATCTGCTGAACCAACTTGTTGTTGCTCCTCGGATAGATTTTGTTTTTCATCAGGTGGATTAACAATTAGCATGTTGTCTATAAATTCCAAAGATATATCCAAGATTACAGGTTTTGACGGAGCTTGATTGTAAGTCATCGCAGTAGTCGCTTGGTATGCTTGATTTAATATGACTTGGCCCATCGCTGTTTCAACCACTATCTCCCCACTAGGATTGCCGTTTTCATCGGGTAAAAGTATGACAAGAGAACTGCCAGTTTCAGGAGTGGTCGTTATTGTAAAATCCGTACCTCTTACATACACGTCAGCGCTTGGCGTTTTTATACGTATGGCTTTTTTATTGTTAAATTTACCTGTAACAAATCTAGCCGTTCCTGAAGCAAAGCGTAAGGCCATTTCACTCTTTGCTGGGTTAGGATCGTAAATGTAAGAGTTGATAACTAATTTGCTATGGTCCATCACCCTAACGATAGTATCGTCTTCAAATGTGATAGCTACGCGACCAGCCTCAGTTTTGACGTTATCCATTTGCTGAATTGGAAAAGCCAACTCAGCTCCATACGGCTTGTCTCTGACTACTTGCGCGTTGCCTTTTAGTTCGCTAATACTTCCAATATCAACAGCTTGTGCTAGTACCTTGGTCGTTTTGAATAACGCAAACGGTGCTAGTAGTAGAACCAGTGCTAATAATCTTAAGCCAGTCATTGTCTAATGTACTTTGTTGTTGAATATTAAAAGTTCTATTACTACCTGTGTGGTCTAACCAAAAGTAGCCACCTGCGTAACCATCACCATCATATGTGACAGTATTGTCAGAACCGTCTATATCCATATAGTTTGTAGCACCATCTATGTCTATGGCAGAAGTAATACTGTTACTTGATCCATTTATAATCCAATCAAGGTCAAGAGTACTTGCTAAAGCAACGGTAGCGTGATTCAAAGTGAACGTATTGCTATTGCCCGTGACATCAACATTAATATTGGATGAGTCTGCACCGTAGGTGTTAGTTTTGTCTGTATTCATGTTAAAGGTATTGCTGTTACCATCAAATTCAAAAAAGCCAGTATATGAATCTGCGGTGATGTCACCTAAAAATTTGTTACTGTCTCCTATTTGGTTAATATCAAGAGTCATAGCAGTACCGTCTAAATCAAGAGCAGTCATTGTGCCTGCTACAGCATCTATACCTCCAATTATGTTTCCAGAACCGAGTTGTTCTAAATCCATATTTGAATTTGAAGATCCTGAACTTTGATCAACAAATATTTCGTTGTCTGCTGCAAAAAGGGGTGCAGACATAATCATAATAATTAAAAGTCTTTTCATTCTTTTAACCTCCAGTATTTATTTTCTAAGCCTTGTTTGATTGTCTCTGCAACGGCTGTCTCGATAGCCATCTGCAAAGCAATACTGGTCGGCTCGTTTTTTACCGCGCCCCCTTCTAATTCTACCAATTCTGTATTGTCTGATACAAATCTAAATACGTCGTTATCCAACGATGCAGACAATACGGTTTTAGTAACCAATACTTCAAAAAGCACTCTACCAGTGCTTACTGAAACTGTTCTAAGGCTCACTGTCAGTATGTCCTCTCTAAACTGACGTGACATGCCAATACCTAAATTCCTGGCACCCATGCCTCCAGAGCTTATATTTGCTTGATAAGACAAAACACCACCAGTCATTATCATGTCTCCAAATTTAAGCGGCATAAGTTTTTGTTCTTCTTCAAATGTTTCTCTTGTAGATCGTATCAACTGTCGCTCTTTTGTAACCGCATCTAGTGATACCCTTTCTACTACCTCAAAGAAGTTGGAGTGTTTAAGTGCGCGTATAAGGTAAGCGTGAGGTGCTTGGGTAATCGCTGTACTAAATGTGGCGTATTTTGAATTCGATCGGCGCTGTCCTGTTTGATCTTTGAAACCGTCAGGATATACAGCTATGACTGGCTTTCTAACAGGTTCACCAATATCTGATAAATCTGTATATAAAGACTCTACGGTTGCTTTTTGTACGTTTTCAAAAGGTGGTAAATTATTCGCAAGGGGATCAATCATTAGCGTACAGCTAGAAAGTGAAACCGCCAATGGGAACAATAACCTCTGTAACATTGCCGTCTTCATCAGTAATAGTAACTCTTACTTCCTCGTCTGTAATTTCATATTCTATAGTGTTGCCATCCAGTTCCATAGATCCACTTTTACTTGTTTCTTCACCAAATAAAGATGCTTCTATTTGTCTTGCTAGGTTTGCATATATTCTGCTGGTCAGGTTTCTCATAAACCTTGCTTCAACAGTATTGGTCTTTTCTCTTTCTAGTTCGTCACGTAAGGCTTCTATTTCATCTTTGATAGCTTGTTTACGATTAGTTTCTTGATTTTCAATAGTAAGATAATGACTAGACGTACCAACTCCACTAAACGAAGGGTTTTTAAATTCATGCACCATTTCGTCAGCTTGTATTTGTTGAATTGCAACTACCAATAAAATGATTGTGGTGCCTATTATAAAAAATATACTATCGTTTAAGTTCATCAGTCTTTTCGTTGGTCATCTCGGTCCGCTTTTGCAATTTTATTGCTATCTATTAACTGCGGTACACCTAGTATGGTTTTAATAAGTGTGTCTTGACGTATTATTTCGTTATCTAAACTTCTGACACGATCTATAAGGGCGACCAAAATACCGTGTTGGGAGTCTAGTTTTGTTCCTAGTCTTTGTTCCATTTGTTCTATCTGATCTGCAACCTTGTCGTCAAGAACGTCAACTTTAGTTTCCATACCGTCAATGATACGGTTAATAAGTTTCCAAATAAAGAACCCCAAACCCAACGCGGCAGCTATCGGGAAGCCTACTTCATTAATAAATTGAACTGCTTGGTCCATCAGTCTATTGGTGTATGAAGACCCTTCTCTATGAGAATGTCTCTGTTTCGCATGTGTTCGGCCTCTACATCATCTTTTGATTGGCCGTGATAGGCAACTGCAAGATGGCACTGTATCATAAGTTTGTTGATGTTGACGTCATCAACTACGACGTCACCTAAAACTCTGCCAAATTTTCCTTTTGAATCTTTTAACTTGGTTTGTATTACGACTTTATCGCCTTCTGCTATTGCTTCCTCTAAGAAATTTTTAGCCAGTTTTCCTCTAGCTTTCTCATCTTTGTTACGAGTACGTGACTCGGGAGTATCAATACCATATAGACGAACCCTAGACCTATAAAGAATATCAAAGCCAAGATCCAAGACGACATCACAAGTGTCTCCATCAACCACTCTTTCAACTTTACAACTGTATTCATACATTAGATATACCTGGTGGCAACCAAACAAGTTATCAATACAGGGTATATACCCCAAATAAGGGCTTCAAGTCTTTTGAATTTTGCAGATCCTTCATCTAGTCTTTTTTCAATATACTCAAATCTGATAGCAGATTCTCTTTCGTATACTTTTAAAGATGTTAAATCAGAATCGTTTGTACTCATTCTTCGTCTTTTACCCTTTTAGTAGTGTAAGCTTCATTAACATCTGGAGTAGATTTATCGTCACCTACGAACTTACCGTCTTCATCTCTGGCTCTAACCTTTACCCTTTTAGTGCCAGTTACTTTATCTACTAATTTACCCCACCAGCTCATTACTTATCCTTGGCCTTGCCTATATTCAAAGCTAACAAATCTATAACTTTATAAAGTTTCGCTAACCATTTATCTCCTTGAGGGGTTGGTGTAACCGCAGCTACAAGTGAAGCTATAGCTATAATTGCTGTTACCCACATAAATAAATTAATCCACATCATTATTTTTCTCCTACTTTCTTAGTTACAGATTCTAATTGAGGTTCTTCTTTTTCAGAAGCCTCGGCTAAAGATTGTATGTGATCCATAGTTTGTTTTCTAATCGCAGCTATGCTTTCAATTTCAGAACCTTTCCAAGCACCTCTTTCTGTTGCTGCGTCTAATATTTGAATTACGTTTACGAAGTATTGTTGTTCCATAATTTATCCTAGTGTCTTAGTAACGCTTGTTGGTGTAATCTTTTCAGCTATCTGAGCATCTAATGAAGCTTTCATAGCTGTAACTTCGTCAGCTCCTAAAGCTGCTTCTACCCAACCTTGTACTGTAGCTGCGTCAAGACTTGACCAGTTGGTAAATGAAGACAAATCAGAAGTATCTAAACCTACAGAGCCATACGATTCTGCGGTTTGTGGATTGCCGTCTGAATCGTTATTAGCATCATCAGTTGCTGTTAGTCTCCAATGTACGTTATGCACTACATTTGATTTACCGCTTTTAGTAGGGTAAGTGTCGCATGTTGATACATCCCAAGTATAGTTTATTGCCATATTATTTCTCCTTATTGTAGGGTTTGTATTTTAGCTTTTAACTGTTCTATTTGTTCTTGTTGTTCTTGGATGGCTTTAATTAGTGGTGTTACTAATTTAGAGTAATCCATTTGATAGTACTCCTCTTCTGAACCACTTACTGCGTTTGGAACTATGTCTAATACCTCTTGTGCTATTAAACCTTCATCAGCTTTACCATCTGCTTTCCAGTTGTAGGCTACAGGATTAAGAGCGTTGATAACTTCTAAACCTCTAGCTTCGCCTATAACGTCCTTGAGTCTAGCATCTGATGATGTGTTAAAAGCTGTTGCACTACTTGAAGTTGAAATACTTCCTACTTCACCATTACCATTAAAAAATAATTTATGTTTTCTTGTGCTTGTTGAGGCTACACCAGAATACATTTGATAGTCTTGAATAGATGAACCTTGTACCGATGCACTTGGAGTAGCAGTACAATCTATATGAACATGACCAGCGGAAGTAATACGCATCTTTTCACTAGAACTAGGAGCAAAAGTAAAAAAACTAGAACCCGCAGTACTTCTAAATCTAGTTTCGTTGGCATTACCCGTACCATCTCCGTAGTTGTAAAGAGAGAAGTTATTGCCATTGGCTGTCATATATAACCTAGATGCTGCGGAACTACCTGTGTCTTCATTTCTTATTCGGATAAGAGGTGTATCAGCATCCGCATCTGCTTTCACATCTAACAAATAGCTAGGACTGTCATTTCCTATACCTACGTTTCCAGAACCATCAATACGCATTCTTTCTACAAAGCTAGTAGTACCTTTATAGTAACCTCCAAATTTTATCTCTGATGTTTTAGAAGCTGTTGTTATATTAGCGAATTGAATATTTCCAGAACTTCTAGCTGTATTAGTTTGTGATGGAGTTGCAGAATTAGCAAACAATAAATTAGAAGAAAGCCCTCCACTCAATGCATCTCCTGATGACCATAAAGAAATACCATTTTCTGTTCCACTATTTGTAGTGCCACCATAAAAAACTGTAGCACTATTTGTGTAAGTAGGTGCTACTCCAGAAACGTGTAATATAGCTTCTGGTGATGTATCTCCTATGCCTACGTTGCCAGAAGAATCAATACGCATTCTTTCTGTTGCACTTGTACCTGTACCAATTCTTAAATCTGCACCTTGTATTTGTAAAGTGGTATAAGCGCTTGTGTCACGATTATAAGAAAATAAACGACTTACTCCTGATTCAGCGGGAGATAATTCAATGCCTTGATTACCATCATCTGAAATTACTAATTTTTTTGAAGCACTCGTAGTTCCTATGCCTACGTTTCCTGTTGCATCTAGTCTCATAACTTCAGACAAAGTTCCAGAATTTGCTACAGCAAACATCAAATCTTGAGTAAGGTTTGCTCCTCCATCAACTGAATTTATAGCTGCACTTACATCCTGTGTACTATTAACAAATGCTATGTTTCTTCCTATGTCACCTGTTGTACTTTGTGCTGCTTCTAAAATTAATTGATAATTTGCAGGTGTGTTATCTAATGTTCCATCGCCACTTCCGCTACCTAAATCTAAAACACCTCTAGGACTCGAAGTTCCTATGCCTACTCGGTCATTACCACCATCAACAAATAACATATTAGCGTTGCCATTAGATTCAACTCGGAAGTCAAAGTCGATAGAATCATTGTTAAAAATTAATTCTGTGGCTGTAGTCACCATAGTTGATATTTGTGAACCAGCTCTTACTGTAAACAGTTCAAACCTTCCGTCTTCTGTGCCATCAGAAGCATCTAATATTCTGGCAGCTAACCCAGCATAAACTACATCTTGTGAGTTATCATTTCTGCCTTCAAACTGTATTTCACCAATATAATCGTTATCTGCTGGCGATCCAGAATTTCTATACATTCTAAGGTTGGGACCAGCATTAGCATCGGCATCTGTAGATGTTAGTGTTAAATTGTCAGAGTTATCGGCAACAGTAATTGTTGCGCCAGCAGAGGAAGTTATAGCTCCGTCTACTTGTAGGGTTGAAGCCATGTCAACCGCACCATCGATATCTACTACATCAAGGTTTGCTGTACCATTTACATCAATAGAACCTTCTAAATCTATGTCACCATTTACTATAAGATCATCTGTAACTGTTAAATCGTCTTCTACCTTTAGATCTACAACATTTAAACTTGCAAAAGCGTCTGTTACGGCAGCTCCAGATCCAGCACCATCTAAGTAAACGGCTTTTACATCACCTGGAGGTATTGTTACGTTAGCTCCAGAGCCTTGTGAAATAATTATGTTTTGAGAACCGCTTGTGCCATTTTCTATGAATTGCATCCTTTTCATAGTGTTTGGGCCAATTGTAATCGTACAGGCCGAGTCTAGCGTTCCTGTATATTTAAGATACATAGCCCTACCAGCATCAGAACTACCGTCTGCTACTGTAGTAGTATGTGTATCTGCATTTGTGGTTATTGCCTCAGTACCGAATCCAAGTGCCTCGCCAATCAACTCCAAGTTGGTATTCGTACTTGTTCCCCAAGTTCCTGACTCATCACCAGTGGCGATTTCTTTTAGTCTTAAATTATTTACATAAGTGGCCATTTATTTCTCCGTTCAATTGATTATATTACCTTTCTTCTGCATAGTTAAGCAACATCTTCCCAATTAGGAGTCTGGCTATCATCTATGGTTGTAAAACTAGGCGTTTGATCTTCATCTATTTCACTAAAGTTAGGGGTTTGAGATTCGTCTATAAGGCTCCAAACAAACGGTTCTCCCAATTCTCCTGTAGCTGGTACGCCTGTTATTGATACTCCAGCTTTTGCTACAGGTGTTACAGAACCTAAAGAACTTGTAGCTGCTAATCCTGTAACTTGGATTGTCATACCCAAAGCTATATTTATAGTACCTAAAGCACTCGTAGCAGCTACTCCTGTAGGTGATACGTTTGCTTTTGCTACTGTAGTTACAGATCCAACCGATCCTGTTGCTGCAACACCAGATACGCTTGTGTTTGCTTTTGCTACTGTAGTAACAGTGCCTAAAGCACTTGTGACTGCTAATCCAGTAACATTAACAACCTCATTTTCATGAACTGTAATAGTTCCTAAAGCACTTGTAGCACTTAAACCTGCTACAGGAACATTCGCTTCTCCGTCTACATCTACTGAAACAGAGCCAACTGTCCCTACCGCGCCTTGGATTGATGCTATTGCTTGTGCGTTTACACCAGCAACAGGCGCTCCTGTGGTTCCTACTAAAGATGTGGGTGTTACATTAGCTTCTGCATCTATAGAAACAGTTCCCAGTGCAGAAGTTGCAGATAAACCTGTAAGTGTGACAGGGTTGGGTTCGCCCCACGTATCGGAACCCCAGGTTCCACGACCCCAGCCCGTTATATCAGCCATAGGCTATTAAGCTATTCTAATGATAGCTGTACTTGCTGCTGCCGCAGGAAAAACTACTGTAAAGTCTCCAGCGGTAGATGTTTTATCTCCACCAAAATCAATAGTAGCTACTGAAGCGTTAGTTGCAGAAGAGTTATAAATCATACAACCCCTAGCAGTAATCGTAGCTGTTCCAAACGTCAAATCAGCAAAATCAGTAAATCCTGTAGTGCCGCTTGAAGTAGGATCCACTCTGGTTAGGTTAGCCCCTCCAGATGTGTAATTGGTGCCACTAGCTTGCCCTGTTGTAGTAAAAGCCGTAGTGGTTGCACCTAAAGTAGCAGAACTGGTGTATAAAGCCAGTTTAAAAGTACCTCCGCCGCTGTTTTTAAAATTGTGCGTACCTTCAAGAAGTTGTTTCTTAAAACTTGTAGTTAAAGTTGATGTTATAGCCATATTTATATCCTTTTTACAATTTTAGCTACATCTTCTTCTCCAGCCTTAATTAGCTCTTGAATCAAGGTAGCCTTATAGGATTTTATAGCATTTTTTATATAAATTAAACACACCTGTCTAATTGCTTCTTTATAGGCTTTAGCTTGTTCTTTAACGTGAGGTTCGTTATCCTCAGATACTCCTACTATTTTCTCAGTCAAACGATCTGCCCAAAACTCAGGAGGGTGTCCTCCAAAGTTAGTGGTTTGCGCTTCTATAACACCTAAACTTGGCAACGCACCTGGAGTAATTTCATCTACCATACTTTTGGATCTCCTGCTTTTGACTCTTTTAAATGTGTATCGTACCTATCCATAAGCATAGGTTTTTGCTCTACTTCTTTTTGTTCTACTTGGCTTTTGTCAAAAACTCTTAGTTTGTTTTCTTGATCGTGAACAATAATTTTTGGATCATCTAGGCGATGATAACCGTACAATTTATCTTCTACAGGTATAGATGTATCTAATAAGGTTGAAGAGTTAGCAACTTCTACTTGTATACCTGCGCCTTGACATTTGGATAACCAATACTCAACACAACCCCTGCCTGACTCTGCAAAATATAAATTTCCTGTATAAGTAAAATCTACACCAAACATTTTTATACAGCCTACTTTGTTCCATAACGCAAAAGCTATTGCGTAGGCAACTGTATTATTGAGGTAGTAACAGTTTAACTCTCTGACCACTTCTTCTATAGGGTACAATACAAGTCCTTTTGCCCTTTCATCTAGCTCGCATGTATATATGGGTCCTTCATGCGTTTTTAATATTTTGATCATGGAATCTGTTTGACCACCCGCATCGTCGCTGTCAAAAAAACGACTGGCTGGATCCATCATAAAAATACGATCATGGAATATAACGTCTGCTACGGCATTTATTGCCCAGACTTCGTCAAAATGTACTCCGTGTGATTTAGCAAGATTGTAGTCAAACCAACTACGTCCCATCCCTACGATGGCTACAGTCTTGCCCTCAAGTTTCTTGATAGGCTTCATACTTTCTCCTTTTAACTTACATTTGAGCGAAGTGAGTCATAGCGATATTCGTCGCGTCTTCCTCTAGCTTCTGCTCTATTTTTCAATCTAGCAATTTCTTGTTGGAATCTATTTTCGTAAGTTGCGAGTAAATCTGGTTCACCCTTCATAAAAGTATAGCCCTCGACTAACGAGCCATAAAGCAGAGCGTCTCTGGCATTTACGGAAAGCCAGGTGCCGTCTGTATTTGAAACCAAACTTGTTGGTCTGTATAAATAATGCAATTCTACTGAATAGTTTGCATCTGGTAATGGCGCGACGGTGATAGTTGTTCCAGAACTTCCAGAAGTGCTGTATTCCTTATCAAAGTCAGCGTAGTATTTAGGCAGCCCTCTCAGACTGGTATCAGTTATATCAGGGGTATATTCCTGCATAAAACTGGGGTGTTTCTTTTCCAGAAAATGATAGTCACTTGAACTGTCAATTACTGCTAACGAAAAACTCAGAATAAAATCTGTAGGACAAGTCAGAAAACGGTTTCCCGTTGTCAAACTACCTGTCACATTTTTCCTAAAGAAATCTTCTTGTACTAAATTAAATATACGATCTTCTGCATTTTTTACAAAATCAGGTATTGTCGTATTGAACGTACTTTCATTATTGTCCAGAAAGTTTTGTATCAAAGTATATAATTCAGTATAAGTCATGTTGTGATTGTAACTGTTCCCACACTTCCTGTCATTTCAGGGGTGGTGAAATTTGTACCCAAGATAGATGGGTTCATAGACAAAGAATTTATGCTTGTAGCCGTAAAATTATTAGCATCCGATACAACTACAAATCCCTCACCAACTTCTTTATCATTGTTGGGTCTCGGATTATAGACCGCTTCTGGGTCTGTAATTACTGGTCTTGGGTCAATTTGAGGCGCTTTCGGTTCAAAACATTCGCTACAGACTTTTAAATTGTTCCATTCTTCTTTGAGTTCATGCAGTTTGTATTCAAAACCACAACGATCACAAAGGCCACGCGCAAACTTTCCAGTAGCGTAAGCCACTAATAACTACTCCTCATAGATGGTTTTATACGAAATGATGCTCTGTCTTCATCTTGATCGGCTGCACGTCTAAACTCTTCTTCGTAGGCTGCTTTTAGCATTTGCATACGATCAGGCGCTCTTTTGATTGATATGTAGTATGCCAATCCAGCGGCAAAACAAGGATAAAACCTAAATGGCATATCTAATGTATTGATAGCTGTATCGGCATCATCCATTCTGACTATTTTGTTAAAAACCAATATATCCGTAGAGTTTTCAGGGCTTGGCCATATTTTTATTACGGGTGTAGTCAGCTTGTCAAAAAAGAATTGGGAAGGTCGGCTTTTTGTATCTTTAGTTGGTATATTTAGATATTCAGAGCGACTGATTCTGCTCATACTTGTATCAGTTGTTTCACTATTAACTGTTCTACGCAACGACATATCTAATATATCAATTACGTTAGCATTTAAAGAATAACTAGAAGTTCCTTCTGTTACAGTTTGCGTAGCTTGTTCTATTGTCCATTGATTTAAACCTCTGTTGGCCCATTCTGCCAACATAAGATTGATAGATCTTTTTGCTGTTTTAAGATCGTATCCTGTTCTTAGTTCAATACCACAACGCTCAAAAGCTTCTTCAACAAACTCGGTTACGTTAGGTTCAAAATCTGTACTGCCTGAAAGTGCCATTACTCGTCCTCTGCATATAGATTATCAAAAATTCTGTTTACATCCAACGTATAGTCTAAATCAGACTTTGAATAATGTATATGTGCAGATGGTTTAAAATCAGGTGCGCCTGATCCAGTCTCAAACCAAGCTGGATGCGTAACTCTCACACGATTATTTGGTAACGCTACAATATTACCTGTCCATTCTCCTGCGTCTAATAGCTCTAAAACATGACTTTGTTTATGTTGGGCAGGATCATCAGCTATCTCATTTTCAGCGTAATCTACTGTGAACAAGTATTTAGCTGGGTAAAAATTACCATCTATTTTAGCAAGCCAAGGACAAGGAGTGGCTCTATCTAATACGTAAACAGCATGATGGTGTGAGGAACAATCCCAAGGTTGGGCATCGTGAACTGCCATAGGTTCTGGCCATTCTTCAAAAGGAGTATCGCCTACAAGCGCTGTTATTGGCATCCTGGCCCACATAGCGCCACCATGTACGTTGTCTTCTTCTTCGCCTTCCGCTTCTATACCCGTAAAAATCACTTGAAAGCTCAAACAACGACAAGGCATTGTTGTAACAGCAACTGCCATGGCGTGAAGAAACTCACCGTGATATTTTTCGTGATTATGCGTATATTCTTTTCTGACCCAGCATTTGAAATGTGGGATGTTGCTTTGTAAGTAAGCCACTACTTACTTTTTTTTACTTTACCGCCTCTCTTATAGCCTTTAGATTTCATCACCTTGCCACCCCTAGCATATCCTTTTGATTTCATCACTTTGCCACCCTTTTTGTAACCCTTAGACTTCATAGGTCCACCCTTCTTCATGCCCTTGGATTTCATTGGTCCGCCCTTCTTCATCCCTTTGGATTTCATAGGACCACCTTTTTTCATGCCTTTGGATTTTACCATTCCTCCAGCTGCATACCCTTTTGTTCTTTTATACATAGTAAACCTCTATTTTTTAGTAGTTTTCTTTTTAGCAGGTGCTTTTTTCTTAGCTGGTGCTTTCTTTTTTGGAGCAGCCTTTTTCTTAGGCATGTTAAAGTAAATCCTTGTTTCCTCTACTGGCTCATCAGGTCTTACTTTTGCATTTTGTCTAGCCTTCATTTTGGCATCCATTTTTTTATCTGCTGCTTTTTTTGCTGGCATAATTATCTCCTAAGATATAGTCGTAACTTTACGACGATTGTTCATAACTTTACCACAGCCTTTTGCTATGAATCCACCGTTTTTCTTCTTCACACGATTTTGTTGAGACATGGCTTTTTCAATAGCCATACCTCTTTTCATTTCGTATGAAGATATATTACCGTCTTTGTTAAGATCAGCTTTTGATTTGTTTTTTAGCATTTCTCCTCCTCTGCTTACAGAAACTCTAGCTTTTTTTGTATTTGCTACTACGGTTTTACCTTTTGCACCCGCAGCTTTTTTCTTACGTGCAGTTTTGGCACGTTCTGCCTTAGATAGACTTTG